TCTAAATGACCTTTATCAGTTAAAATTAATGTTTCAGGCGCAACGCATAAATTTGACGATTTAATAGTTCCAATATTTTTTTGATTTGATTTTTTATTACATGCGTCTTTATAAAGAATATATGGATTTCCTGTTTCCATTTGAGCATCTAAAATCGCAAACCATAAATCACGTGCTAAAATAGTTTTCCTAGCTTTTCCTTGTTGTTCATATTTCTCATATAGTTTTACGAAATCGTCACCATAAACATCGGATAACCCGGGACATTCATTAGGACAAAATAATGACCATTTACCATTTGTTTCTTTTACTCTTTCCATAAATAAGTCAGGCATCCATAAAGCATAAAATAAATCACGAGCTTTTAATTCTTCATCACCATGATTTTTTCTAAGCTCTAAAAACTCAAAAATATCTGAATGCCAAGGTTCTAAATAAATAGCAAATGAACCATTTCTTCGTCCAGACTGATTAACATATCTGGCTGTATTATTAAAAACACGTAACATAGGAACTAATCCATCTGTTTTACCGTTTGTGCCTTTAATGTGGGAATCTTTGCCTCTAATATTATGAATATGTAAACCAATACCTCCAGAATATTTAGATATTAACGCACAATCTTTTAGAGTATTATAAATACCCTGAATACTATCTTCTTCCATAGCAATTAAATAACAACTAGATAATTGGGATCTGGGAGTGCCAGCATTAAATAAAGTAGGTGTAGCATGTGTAAAATATTTAAGAGACATTAAATCATATGTTTCTTTAACAAGTGCTAAAGATTTTTCATTAATTTGTTGTCCATGTATACCAATAGAGACACGCATCCACATATGTTGTGGTCTTTCAATAATTTTATCATGTTTCTTAAATAAATAAGAACGTTCTAATGTTTTAAATCCAAAATAATCAATGAGATAGTCTCTATCATAATTAATCATAGAATTAATTTCATCCTTATATGTTTGAACAAAATCCCATAATTTTTGATTTACAAGAGGATAATTATTTCCATGAATATCAACAAAATTATATAATTCTTTAATAACATTATAAAAAATATTATCCGTATTTTTTTGATGATTAGATACAATAATTCTTCCTGCTAATATTCCATAATCAGGATTTAATGTTGACATAGAAGCACATTGCTCTGCTGCTAATTCATCAATTTTAGTAGTGGATATAGTATCATATAATTGATCAATAACTTTCATTACAAGTTGTTGATAATTAATATGAATATTAGCTTCTTGACCTAATTTTTTGATTCTATTTAATATCTTATCAAAAGCAATTTCTTCCAATGATCCACATCTTTTGGTAACACGCATAGTAAAATTGTCCATGTATAATATTATTGTTAATTAGATTTTAAGTTAATTTTTATAAAAAAAATTATTTAGTTTTTTATAAAAAGTTTTTTATAAAAAGTTTTATAAAACTATAATATATAATATAATGAAGAATAAATTTCACATGTTAGGAAGTATAATATTTTTATTACTAATATTGTCATTTGGATTATATTTAGCTCCTTTTTTAAAAGAAGGATTTAAATCTAATGATCTTAAAACACCTGGTGATTACCCAATATCAGTAGATAAACCTATTCTAAATGACTTTCCATTAATAGGTAAAAATGAAACATCACGTGATAATTATAGTGATATATGGTGGCATTATCCTATTTTTCAAGTTGGATCTTATAAACAAATTACAAATAATATTCGTTATCCAGATAATCCTGATGAGGGAACTTGTATAAGAGCCGATTTTTGTGGTGCTTTATATCATGATAAAAAAAATAACAAATCAAATATAACTTTACCCTTACCCGAAGCTGAGGAGGGACCAGGAGCGCGTGTTGGATATTTTAGAACAGAACCAAATGAATTATTTTATTCAATTCCTACCAATGAAAACATTTTGTATTAATTAGAGAATTATTACATTAAATATTTATTTCAATGTCCAATTTAGCTACAGTTATTTTCCCTGTTTCTTTATTAAATTGTAATAAACAACCATTATTATTAACTGTTTTATCCATATTATTTTCATATTTGGGTTTTTCTCTTCGTATAGGTGCACGATGATCATAACCAGAAATTCTTTCTTTTTCAATAATAGACCAAATTTCTGATAACTCATTAATATTATCTTTAAACCATTTTTTGTTTCTACAAACAAGAACACAACTAAATTCTTCTAATTTCCAATATAGAGTTTTCATATAAATGTATTTAAAATCAGGATTTTCTTGATAATAATCAATTGTTTTTTCCTCCCATTCTTGTATATCAGATGGATGAACAACATCTAATGGTTTATATGCGTAAAAAGGTTTACCATCTTTAGTATGGAAGTATATTATTTCTCCCTTCATTTTATTGTCTTTTGACAAACATAAATTATTAAATACGTTTCCATCTTCATCTTCAAATAATTCATCTGAAGTATCATTAATATAACTATTCCTATCAATATATTCAATAAACCTAGTTTCTACAAAATCACATTCATCTAGATCACAAACTTCCATTTGTAATTGGATTTGAATCCAATATTCTTTTTTTGGAATTCCATCTATTTCACGGTTAACAATATTTTTTATTTCTAACATACGTCCATATCTTTTTGAGTTGGGATCAATATTTATTCCATCAGGCGAAGCACCTATAAATAAATAAGTATCATGTTGAATACAACCAAAATCAGCTACCTTTGTATTATAAGTTTCCTCATAAATTTTTAAAGATAATGTTTCATATTTTTGACCCCAATGTAATGAAGTATTAACATTTACCAATACTATTTCTTTGATATCATCAGTTAAGTTTTGATTTAACGGCTGACATTTTTCATAAATTAATTGATTTTTGGTATTATTATTTTCAAAAGCTTTATATGCGTTAGACGCAGTTATTAATTTATGTCTAAATTCATACCACTCTTTTGTTCTTTGCTCAGGCTGAGGTTTTTTTCTTAGAATATCTATTTTATTTTTTATAATTTCACAATCTGGATCTTTTAAAATAAGAGTATTAGGATATGAACGAGGAGGAATAAAATCTATAAAGAAATCATTCTTGGCATGTTCTATAATTTCTTCCATTTCTTCTTCTGCTTCTTCAGTATAAAATACATCAGAATCAAAATGGGCATTCATTAATTCTTCAATATTTTCATCAAAAATTTCTTCAAAATCTGGTTCAGTAATAACCTTTGGATTTTCTTTTATAAATTCTTCCATAATATGAATACAAGTTTGATATAATTCTATTGCTTCTTCATCATTAAAATATGTTGTATCTTCTTCAGCAATAATATTATCAGTAATATCAATCAATTCATTAAACATTTAATTTATAATATATATATATAAATTGTTTTTAATATCAATTTTATATTATTCTTCTTTATCGGAGTCAGAATCATCTTTATTTTTTATATTTTTTGCGGTTCCTTGTTTTTTCTTTGGTGTTAATCCTTTTAATGTTGAAACTCTTTTATCAATATTTTTTAATGTAAAATGATTTAATAGTTTATTATAATGGAGAGCAGGTATATCTTTTATTTCTCCAGTGTCTTTATTATAATTAACATCTTTAACCCTTTGTAGTTTTTTTCTATCAAGACAATCTCTAAAAAATTGAAGAAGATTTTCATATTCATTAATGGTTAAATTATTATCATTTTTATAATTATCAGCAAATAATGTTAATTTTTTTATTTTAGCTGTTTTATCTAATTTACTCCAAGGTTCATTAGAGTTATTTATTTTTTCATTTTCCAAAAATTTATCCAAATTATTTAAATCACTAGACGATTTAGTCTCAGGCCAAGATACTCCATTTAATATCATAGTTTTATATTTTAGACTCTTTAATTCATGACAATCACTTGGTGGAGTTTCTTTATTCATATATATTATATATTGTTTAATTAATTTTAACTTAGTTTTTTATAATAATTATATTATAAAAACATTTATATTATATATAATTTTTATATTAGTTTTATAATAAAATGTTTTTTATAAATATACATTATGGATAATGAAAATAAAGAAACAATTATAAAAAATATTATTATTATTCAAGATAAAAATGATACCAAAATAAAAAAAATTAATCAAGAAAAAGAAAAAAAAATGCGAGTAGAGACCAAGACTTGGGGTTTAAATAACAATGATCTTAATCATAATAAACAATTAACTATTCTTGAAAGTTTATTAGATGATAAAGAAGAAAAAAATAAATATACTTCTATTTTTAAATCCCATATTAGAAATAAAATATCTAGTTATAAACAACAAGATATATTAAAAAAAAAATTAGATGAAAAATCTTTTATTAATTTTGAACAAGTTGTTGAACTATTAAATAATTGTCAAATGAAGTGTCATTATTGCTCTCAAGACATTTTTATTTTATATGAAATAGTTAGAGAATTAAAACAATGGTCTTTAGATAGAATTAATAACGATATAGGTCATAATTATGGTAATTTAGTAGTTGCTTGTTTAGAATGTAATTTAAAACGTAGACGAACTAACAAAGATGCTTTTATGTTTACAAAAAATTTAGTAATTACTCGTGAAGGATTATAAATTCATTTGTTTATAAATTCATTAGTTTATAAATTCATTATTTTAAAAAATAATATAATAATGAATCATTGGAAATGGAGTAAGGGTGAACCATATTATAAATCTATTAGAGAAAGACCTGAACAAAAAGAAAATAAACTAAATTCTATTGAATACGAATATGATTCTCCACAAAATGCTATTAAACAATCTTTAGCAGAAGATTCTTTTTTTTATCAAGATCTAGATAATTCTATGTTTTCTTTCAATAAAAATTCTAACAGAGAAGATATTGATAATAAAATGGCTGATCGTGAAATGATTTCTCAAAGAGGTGTTAATCCTTTTTTACAAACTAGTTATGTTAATGATATTGTTACACGTGACATGTTTTTAAAACCAATTAATACAACTCAAGGTAGAACAAAAAATACTAATAAAAACGAAGATGAACTAACAAATAGTTGAAATTTAGATACTTTTTACACACATTGTGTTTAATAATCTATTTGCTAAATATGCTAGGAAAGTATTACTTAATACTAACAAAGAATTAATAATAAACATAGAATTTACTTTCTTAATATTCATAATCATAAATGAAACAATAGAAAATAAACTAACAACAAATAAAATACCAAATATAATTGATAAAATATAGAAATAAACACAGTATTCTCTTGGTAGAGGGCCAAAAAATTTATTCATAAAAGAATTCATTATATAATATAAATTAACATTATTTTTTACATTATATTATTTTTTATAATTTTTTATTAATTTTTAAATTCAATATCAGTTTGTCTAAATATAATATTCATTAGTAAATATAATATTTTACCCATTTTATTACACCTTTTTTTACTTCGTTATAACATTTAAAACGCCGATTTTATACCTTTGCTATTTCATAACTTGTGAAAACGCCTAAAATAACTTAAAGACAACCGAGTAAATTAGTATAAGTATGTTATTTATGCTTCCACAACATATTAAGGCAAATCAATATAATACCCCGTTTATGTAAAAACGAGTGATTTAATTCATTTAGGTATGATTTGTTATGGTTTCTTACGATACCCGTTAAGGAGATAAGTAAGCAAGTTGTGAAACCCAACATTACCCTTTGCGCATTTTCACAAGTTATGAAATGTGCAAAGGTGTAATTAGATCATCAATATTACTAGAAATTTGTTTTTTACCATTTTCAGCAATAAACTCAAATATTTTATCTGACATTATAAAATATAAAAATATAATTTAATTAAAAAAAAAATAATTGTATAAATAAAATAGAAATAAAAACAACTTAAATACTTATTAATGAAATAAAATAATGAATAATTTAACTTATACAACGCAGAATGATTTATTATTAAAAAATTTGCTAAACTTTTATAATACCAATATTGATTGTAATTTTAATCCAAATAATAATCTAGATAAAATGTTACGAATAATAACAGGTGAATCTAAAATATCTTTGCGTATAGTAGATTGGTTTGCTACAAATTATGCTAAAAAATATTATACATTATATGTAATAGAGCAAAGTCTTGATAATGTAGCAAGAAGATTTAAGGTGTATGATGATTACAAATTAAAATTAAAAGCATATAGTAAGAAAAGATTTGATCCATTTTGTAGATGGGAACGAATAAGTATACCATATACAAATGGTAAATTTATAGAAACAACAATAGGTCAATTAAATTTCTTTAAATGGGCCTTAGAAAATAAAGTAATAGAATATATTGAATCAAATTATGATATAATAGAAAAAGATATGAATAATCGTAATAGCACGTCAAAGCGAAAAGAAATAGCAGTTGATAATTCAAAAACAAGAAAAAAACGAGAAGAATTATCAATATCAGCTACAAAAAGCATAAAAAAAGAAAAAGTAGAAATAGTAGTTCAATTTAATTAAATTATTTTTATTTTTATTTTTATTTTTATTTATTTTTATTTTTATTTTTATTTTTATTTTTATTTATTTTTATAATTTGAGTCTTTAATTATTTAAAAATATTATATAATTAAAACTAATGGGAAATAATATACAATCAATGAAAAAAATAAATTTTGAAGATATGCAGACAATAATAAAGAATCCAGAATTATATTTATTGATAAATACATTATCAATAACAGAACAAAATTGTTTAATAATAAATACAATATTTGCTGAAGAAGAAGAATTAATAATAAATAAATATATAAAACAAAATAAAAATATTAGAATAATAATTTATGGTAAAAATTGTAATGATGAAAGAGTTCAAAAAAAATATCAACAATTATTATCATTAGGATTTTATAATATATATGTTTATCTAGGTGGTATGTTTGAATGGTTAATGTTACAAGATATATATGGTAAAGATTTATTTCCGACAACAAAACAAGAATTAGATTTTTTAAAATATAAATCAAATTCAATATTAAATATATCATTAATAGAATATTAGTAAATATCGTGTAATTTTACACTTGATAAATCATTAGTTTTTTTATTATCATCTTTATCAATAAAGTTAAATTCAATATATGTAAATTTAGTTTTAAATTTATTAACTTTTTCAAATAGAGGTAATAAAGTATTGTCTTCAATTAAAGAAATATTATTAATTTGATTAATAACTAATAAATTATCTCCAAAAACTGATAACATATTTATATTTTCATCAATAGCTTTTTCCAATCCAATAATTAAAGCGTAATAGTCTGCTTCACATGGAGATACATTATATCCCATATATCTACAAAATCCCCAAATTTCTTTATCATTATTAAATAAAATAGAACTTATACAAGCATGATCAAGAGAATTAAAACCATATTGTTGTGGAAAACAATATGATGCGCTAAATTTTAATATGTAATCACATTTTGGAAAAATTTTGTTTTTATTTTTATTTTTTTTATAAGATTTATAAGTTAGTAAAGAAAACATATTTATATATAAATGATTATATATAAATAAAAAATAAATATATAAAATCAATTTATTTTATAATTAAATATTATAATGTATTATAATAATTTTGTAGCATTATTAATAATTTGGTTTAATTTTATGAATTTATACATATTTGTTAGTTCAGACACAGAATGTCCGATTAT